GGCACTATTGAGATCAGCGACGGTGTTGGCGGCTACCGTGACATTACAGTAAGCCGCACTGACAGCACCGCCGACATTTACTTGCCGTTCAATGCAAACGCTACACTTGGAACCGACCCGCTACTCAATTACGTGTACTGGAATGCTGCGCCGGCTGGAACAACTTGGCCGTCCGCAACACTCGACATCATCAACGACCTGATCCAGATCGCGCACGACGGTGCGAACTACACAGTTGGTGTTACCGACGAAGAGCTGCGCATCCTCGTGGCTGACGGCGCAGGATTCAGCCTGACCAAGAACGCAGCTGGCACAGTGACGACCTTTGAAGATCTGCCACCAGAGGCAGCAAACGGACGAGTGATCAGCGTGGGCGGTGTCGGTGAAGGCGACGGAACTTACTATGTCATTGGTGTCGATGGTGAATACGTCGAGACCTATGCGGTGCCATACATCATCGATGACGACACAATGCCTCACACGATTAAACGCAAGTTTCGCAACGACGGTACGCCGTACTTCGAGGTAGGCCCACACCAATACGCAGCACGTGTGGTCGGCGACGAAGAATCAAACCGTGTGCCAAGCTTCATTGGCAACAAGATCAACGACATCTTTGTCTACAAGGGGCGTCTCGGTTTCTTGTCGGACGAGAACGTGATCATGTCGGGAGCCAATGAGTTCGGAACTACGGCCAACTTCTTCCGCAAGACGGTTATCCAGCTTCTTGATGACGACCGGATCGACATCGGTATGTCCACTGGCCGGATCGACATCCTGAAGAACGCAGTGTCATTTGCCGATACGCTGATGGTGATGTCGGACCGAGCGCAGTTCAAGCTCGTGTCCGGTACAGCACTGTCGCCCAACACCGTATCGATTCAGCAGTCTACCGCGTTTGCTGTGTCGCCAACCGTGCAGCCGATCAACGCTGGCAACACGATCTACTTCGCTCAAGACAACCTTAACTTCACCACCGTCCGCGAGATGGTGGCCGAATACGACACCGACATCATCGAGACCAACGAGGTGACCGGCCAAGCTCCACGGTACATCCCAACTGGCGTGTTCAACATGGCGGTGAGTACGAAGAAGGAGCTGCTGTGTGCTGCTTCGTCAAACGAGCTGAACAGCATCTACGTCTACAAGTACTACAAAAACGAGGGCCAACGGCTACAGAGCGCATGGTCAAAGTGGTCGTACAACACAGACACCAAGCTTGTCGGATTCAGCTTTATCGACGATTACCTTGTACAGATCCTGTCGATCACGACACCTGACTACGTTGCCTCACTGGAACTGGCAGCTGGTGCGACTGCTCCGACGTATGGTACAATGAGTACGAGATCGTACATAGTACGGACAAAGATCGAAGAGATTACCAGTGTGTCGTCGACCGCGTTCCCTATCTTGCTCGACATGCGAGTAAATCGCAGTCAGTGTCCATCTGTTGTCGGACTGAGAACTGACGAGACCAACGCCGCCGTCACGGGCCTGCCTCTTGGCACAGACAGCACGACGATTGAGCTGCCTTATCGCACGACGTCGACGAGGCTTGTCGGGCTGCGATCTGGTGCTGACGACTACGGCACGGCAATGCCATTCATTGCGGCCTCGAACTTGAAGATCAATCCGCTGGCCGGTGGGACTGTCGCTGAGCTGACGACCCGGACTCAGGCATTCTTAGCTGCACCATCACAGACGACAGCTGATGCGCTCAACGCGATCCTCGACACAACGGCTAGCAACACGTACCTGACTGTCTTCGGTCGCCACGACTACGAGCAAACAAATGCACTGACACAGACGCTGGATCTGACAGATCAGCCATCGTTTACAGTCGGTTTGACCTACGACTTTGAGTTCGACCTTTCGCCTATCTACTACAAGCCTGGTCAGACCACTGTCGGTCGAAGCGACAGCCGGCTGCAGCTTCGATACGCGACCGTGACCTATGACGACACGGCGGGGTTTGCCATCGATGTCGAGCCAAACGGGCGACAAAAGACAACGCGGCAGTTTAACAGCCTGACGTTCGGTGACAGCACTGACGCACTCGGGCAACTGTCGTTCGACACCGGCTCGTTCCGATTCCCGATCATGGCAAAGAACGACCGAGTGAGCATCAAGTTCCGCAACAGCCAGCCGTTCCCATCGACGCTGACCACGATCGAGTGGGAAGGCTTCATTGCACCTAAGACGCTGCGGGGGTGATGGGGTGACGATCACGGTGACGATGGCCGACCATCACCACATAGAACACGTAGCGCACAACTTACGAGAGGCAGACAAACGTGAGGCATGCCGCATCACTGACAGTAACGACGCTATACGAGCAGTGGTCGAGAGTGCTCGTAATTCTCGGTTTACATTGGTCGGCTTGGAGTCTGGCACGACGCCTGTGGCAGTTGCCGGGGTCGCGGATTCTAGTGCTGTGGGGATCGGAATCCCTTGGCTGGTCGGTACGGACCGGATCAGCGAAAAGCCTGTGCAGTTTTTGCGAAAGGCTAAGTCCGTTCTCGAGCTGATGTTCGACGAAAGCGGCTACGACATCTTCTACAACGTCGTCGATGTCGAGAACACTGTGCACCAACAATGGCTCAAGTGGGTCGGCGCATCGTTCGCACCGTCGCCAATCAAGATCAACGGCTTCGATTTCTTTGAATTTACCATCAGGAGACAATAGATGTGTACTGCCGCCATGGGCCTCATCGGTCCCGTGATGAACGCTGGGCTGAGCATTGCCCAGGCTAACGTACAACGACAGGCGATCTACGAGCGCGCCGCTGAACAGCAGCGCCAGTACGATGCCAACAAGCAGCTGGCCGGCGAGGCATTCGACATCGCTCAGCAGCAGATCGACAAGCAGACGGTTGAGCAGGTTCGGGAGACGCAGATGGCCGCGTTCGACCAGACGATGCAAGCACGTGACGTCATGGCCCAGACACGCGCAATGAACGCGTCGGCGGGTCGGACTGGTCGAAGCGTGACAGAGACTTACGGCGCGATCAGCCAAGTCAGTAACCGAAACCTCGGTCGTCTTGCACACCGTCGCGCAATGCTTCTCGAGTACAACAATGATGCAAAGACGCAGGCGGCTTACGACTACAGAGCGCGTGTCGCGAGTGTACCGCAAGGACGCGTCAGTCCAGCTGAGCTAGCAGCTGTAAACCTTACCGCACTTGGCGGACTGATTAGCTCCTTCAGCTCGTTCACAAAGACGATGCAAAGCAACCAGATGATCAACGCTCAAATGAGCTACCAGCAGCGCAGTTTCGATCAGAGCATGCAGTTCGGTCAGGCGCAGATGAACTTCTTTGACCAGAGACACAGCTATCTGATGGGGCAATATCGATAATGGTGGAATACATCCGGCCAGTGCGGCCTAACGCAGCCCCGACAAAGATGATCGACAGTTACTACCGGCCGCTCCTCGACAACAGAGAGAGCCAAGCACTGTCAAAACTAGCAAGCGCCATCGGCAACCTACGCGGTCCTATTCAAGACCTTGCAAACACAGCTGTGCAGGCACGCCGTAACCAACTGCAGATGATGAAGATGGAGCAGAACCTGCAGCTGCAAGAGCAGGAGAACGCCTTCAAGCTGTACAAGATGGAGCAGGACTTCGCGCTGACTCAGGCGCGTGACAACTACGCCGACACAATGGAAGCTTTCAAAGCTGTCAACGACGACATCAGCCAGCAGATCCAGCTCGACCAGCTGCGGATGGAGCAAGGCCTGCCTGTCTACGGCACAGATGTGTTTGTCGGGACAAGCGCTGGCAAGGTGACGATGGCCCACGAAGAGGCTATCCGTAACAAGCCACTCGATGATGAGCTGTACGGTATCCTGAGTAGCGCAGCTGCACAGACAGGCCTCGAGGTCCGTGTGTTCAGCGGTGGTCAGCCAGGGATTGACGAGGGTGGCCAGCGCACAGGCACCCAGCGCCACGACCACGGTAACGCAGCGGACGTGCATCTGATTGACCAAGCAACGGGCAAGATCATTCCGGTCGACGGCAGTGACCCCCGCGCCATCAAGTTCGCCCAGGTTGCACGCGGTCTAGGTATTGTCGGCATCGGCGGCGGCGAGGGATACATGGGTGGTAACGCTCTGCACCTCGACACTGTCGGCACAGCCAAGGGCGGTGGCAACTACTGGGGCAAAAAAGGTGGCACGCCCTACGCGTGGATCCCAGAGCTGTTCAACAGCAACATGGCCGATAACATCAAGGAATATAGCGCAGCGGAATCCGTTCAGTACACGATGGCGATGAACGCCAAGCGCACGTCACTGCTGAACCAAGTGCTGGCTGACCGTGGCATCGGTGAAGAGAACCGCTCGCGTATTATGGAAGCCGTCTCACGCGACAACGCATTTGCCCTAGAGAAGGCAATGATCCTTGCTGAAGGAGCGGACCGCGCTAACCAGATGGCACAGTACGAAGCCTCGCGTGACATTACCGATCAAGCGCTAGCTGAGAGCTACAAGAACATGAGCGACAGCGCTCTGTTAGGTATCAGTACGGATGACTTCCTCGACAGCTTAGCTAGCCAGTTTGCAGAAGCTGGTGGCAAAGAAGGCTTCGATCAGGGCATCATCGCCTCAGTAAACTCAGCAGACGCTCTGATGCAGACAAGCGCGTTCACTACGTTTGCAGCAGAACGAGGGAAAGCTTTTGCAGAGAGCAAGCGTGCCTTTGCAGCAAGCAGCGCGATAAACAATGTCGCTGAGTTCCAAGCTGGATCTCCCGAGGCAGACGCTGAAGTGTTGGCACAGGTCTACCGTGAAGAGGTAGAAAAGACTGGCCTAGCTCCAGAAGAGATTGCATCGACGTTTGTCAGCAACGTCGAGATGGCGCAGGGACAGGCAGCAGCGTCTGGCGCAACCGTTGCTAACATCGAGAACGCAGCAAACCTCACAGCCGCGCTGGATGCTTTGTATCAAGCAAACGCGTTTGTAGGTGTCGATGATGCAATGGCAGATCGCATTGCTAGTCTCGTTAAGGCTGACTCCGACAACCGTGTCGGTAACACACTGAAGGCGTTTGAGCTGACACTGGATCAGACTGAAGACCCAGAGCAAATCAAGCAGTTCACACTTTCAATGATGCAAACGATGCAACAAAGCGAAGGCTTGATGAGCATCGACGAGCAAGAAGACCTGTTGAACGCTACGAAGAAGGCGGCAACGCGTTACAACTCGGCTCAGTCGAAGATCGACAGCAGCCCTTACGAACCTGTCCGCGACACGAAGGGAACAGCTACGGTCACCAACGGCACTCTGTACTACAACGAAGAGTACCGCATGACCTCAAGCGAGGTGGCTACACAGAAGACCAACAAGCAGAACGCACTGATCCGTGAGCAGATCTTGCCGGCCCTCGATGCAATCACTGCTGGCGATCAAAACGGACACAACGCGTTGGCTGCAGCGATCACACTTGCTAAGCGGAATGGCTTCGGTGAAGGTCTGCTAGCGCAGGTGTTTGCTGAGACGGTGCGCGACGGTGAGGTCACGACAGACACGATCGCTACCGTCGAGCGTCTTGTCAGTTACAGCAAGCAGTTTGGCGCGCCATATGTAGACTTTGCTGGTAACCCCGAGCTGCAGATCCTAGCGCTTTCGCCTCAGAGCTTCTCAGTGGCACAGCGCCAGTTCGGCAATATGCTGATTAGCGGCGCAATCACCAGTGATCATATCGCTACTGTCGAGCAGGCAATCGGCTCCTTGGGCGTAAACGATGCGCGATTCGAAGCAGTGCTAGCGATTAGCTCTAACCTCGACACCATCCTTGCCAAGCCAGATAACCCAGACGCAATCCAAAAGCAGATCGAAAAGCTGGCTGCACGGTCCGCGCCACGCGAGTTGTATGGTGCTTTGGGCGACAGCTTGCTAGGTGGCGGGACAGCGACCCGTGCGTTTGCCGGTGAAATCACTGTAGATCAGATGATGAAGGGCGTGAACGTGATCGGTCTGTTCGCCGAGAAGGTCAGCGTTAAGAGCACCGACAACATCCGCGACCTGACAATGGCCACGTACGGTCTCGACAAAGACAGCATGAAAGGCGCTGCAGCTCTTGGAGCACGTATGCATGCCGACCTGTTCGGCGCAGCTGGCGTAGAGCTGAAGAACATCGAGCAGAACGCTGCCGGCATCGACATAACAATCAATAGTGACGGCTTTAGCCTGTCTCGCGCTGACGGTGAGGCAATGCTCTACCGAGACAGCTTCGGTAATCTTGCACCTCTTGGGCGGTTCCGTACTCGAGTTGTTGGTGGTGCAATACCGTTGCAGGCTGTCAACTTTAGCCGGCCAAACAACACGGCGATGCAGGGCAGGACGACACACTTTCTTGTCGAAGGTCTGGGTGGCCAAACGTGGGACATCCGCAACGTGCGCGGGGCCATGGCAGTCACTGCTACGTTTGCTGATGGCACGTCACAGGACTTTCCAGTCGACGCTGATGACTTCCTGTCGATCGATACGCGCAATCGCGACTTCGACGATAGCCACGGGTCAATCGCATACATGCTGCCGTACGAGGACAAGTACAGCGGTGCCACGAGCATCGAGCTGCGCATGGATGGCGACATCGGGTACGCCCCTCCGAACAGCACTGACTTCCAGTCAGCGTTCTTTCACACAGCGACCGTCGTGCCAGCGTGGAAGCTGGGCCAGGCTGATGAACAGCTGACTATCTTGGGAGGTGACTGATAGTGGTAGACATTGAGAACTACACAGAGGACACAGCGGTCGTAACGTCCGCTCCAGAGTACATGCCGTTCGCGGCAGGGTACGGCACTGGAGTCCGGTACGGCACAACAGGTGACCTCATGCGCTTCTTTGCTGAGCCGAGCTTCATTGATCAGGCTGGTGCGGCGCTGACTGGTGACCGGGAGGCGTACGCTGCAAACATTAGAGAGAAGGCGCTGTTCCGCGAGCTGACAGCAAAGCGAGCAATCAACCGCGTCTTCGACATTGCGCAGCCCTACGACGGCGATCGTGTGGACGAGCTGCTCAAAACGTACAGCGTCCCGATGGGCGACATGACCGACAACCTGCACAACGCGGCTCAGTTTCTCGCTGACGACCAGCTGGAGACGTACGCTGAGTTCCTTGGTCGTCGAGCAAAAGACATGCAGCAGGTCGGCCCTGGTGCTAACCTGACGGCTGCTATCGCTGACCCAGCAACTCTGTCGACCTACCTGATCGGCGGTGCCGGCATTCTAGCGACTTCGACGCGAGCAAGCGCAGCGGTCAAGGCAGGCCAAAGCGTGAACCGCGTGCAGCAGTTCGCAGCAGCGCGGCCGTTCATGTTCGGTGCGGCCGGTGAGGCAGCGCTTGATGCAGGCATCCAAGCGGCGGCGGGGACAGCTGACACGACAGGCACACGCGAGTTCGACGTGACGTCACTTGCACTCGCCGCGCTGATCGGTGGCGGATTCAACAAAGTGCTGACCGACGGCATGCCAAAGATCGACATGAACTGGCGACCATCGCCGGAACAAAAAGCAATGGCCGAGGCGTCCGATCTCGTGACGTCGACAACACAGAATGTACAGAAGCGCGCTGCGGTGCAGATCGTAGATGGCAAGATCAAAGGCGCACCGACGCCAGGAAGAGTTGCCGGCGGTTCTGTCAAGATAGCCGGCGTCGACGTGCGTCGGCTATTCTCCCCGCTTGTTCGCATCTACACAAGCGACATCCCGGCGATCCGGCAGGCAGCTGAGATGTTGGGCGGTGTGCAGACGATGCTGGGCCGCAAGGTGCAGGATGTCGGCGACATTGAACTCGACCAGATCCGTATGGCCAACATTGAGTCGGCGCAGATGACTCCTGTCCTGTCTGACGTGAACAACGCGTTCCGCACTGTGGGCGTCAATGACTCGTGGATGGCTGAATATGCCATGACTCAATATGTACGACGCCGTACGCGTGGCATCGCGCCGGGGGACATCGACATGGATGAGCTGCTTGGCGACTTGGTTGCGGCCAAGGATTACGCACGTATCGGTAACGCGCTTGAGAACCTGTACAAGCAGCACGGTGCGCAGATGAAGAAGCTTGCCGACAACATGACCGAGTCAAAGGTACGCGGTGCACGGTACGTCGACAACGCAGAAGAGGGAAAGTACCTGCAGCGTGCGTACAGTATGATTAACTTTCCTCGCATCTGGAAGATCCTTGGCCCAACAAACATCGGCCGGATGTTCGGCGGTGCGATTGCTGACGACCAGCTTACGGACATCATGAAGGTGTTGGCTGAGCGGATCGCAAGCGGGAAGAAAGCTACCAGCTTTTACAGCGTGAAGAAGTCACAGGCAGCTGCAAACAAAGCACGCGGCAAGAAAGGCACCGTTGTTGAACAAGGTACGACAACGTCCGGCCTGACAGCTGATGAGATCCTCGCGACGTTCCCGAAAGAGATGGCAGCAGAGGCTCGTAAGTTTTCGATGAAACTCGGTGAAGGTATGTCGAAGCGAATCTACGAGCGCATGACCAACAGCTTCATGACGCAGATGGATGCTGCACAGATCAACGATCTGACTGACGAAGCGATCGAGCGCATGCTGGCTGATTTGAAGTCAGGCGGGAAGCTTGATGAAGAGACCGACGAGTTCATGCAGGCACTGAAAGACTTTGTGTACCGCAAGCCGACGACAAAGAAGGAGTCAGACATGGGGCCGCTGAATCGGCGGATCCGTCTGAACGAGCTGCACAAGATGCGCTGGTCTGACATGGTGAGCGAGAAGACGAAGAAACCGTTGAGCGCAGATGAGCTTGCTCAGATGAAAGAAGACTACGCCAAAGCGATGGGCCGCTCACGACGCTCGAAAGCTGACCAAGGCGCTAGCTTTGAGGACTTCCTCAACAACGGCTACCAGCAACTGATGGATGGCTACTACCACCAGTATGCCAGTCAGATGGCTCTGGCTAAGCGCGGCATCAACAAGGAAGGCGGCGCTACTGTCGATGACTTGATTGCCCTGGCAACAAAAGAAGTCGAGGATCTGAAGGGCCGGGGTGTCTCGCAGAAGAGACAGAACCGAGCCGAGCAAGATCTCAACGCGTTCATCTACCTTATGCACACAGCAAACGGACGCGGGATCGAGTTTGCAAAAAGCAAGATGCGGAACACCGACAATGCCCTCGAGGCCTCGTTAGCGCAGCATACAGTCGGCGGCAAGGCGGTCGGAATCTTCCGTAACATCTCGACAAGTGTGCACCTCGGCATGGTTGCATTCGCGCAGGCCTCGGAGGCTGGCCAGCTGATCGGCACGGTCGGGGCGCGCATCCACGACATCGACCGCACCACACGCGTCCTGCGAGAGATCGGTAAAGTCAAAGACGGCAGCGCACCGAGCACGCTGACTCGCGACATGATGCGTATCGGCCTGATGAACGAAGGCGCAATGCGCAAGTTCGAGGGCATGGATTACGGCGGTCGCTTTATGTACCAAGAGGGTGATGACCTCATCACGCGTACCTACAACGCTACCAGTAACTGGCGCGATTTCATGGGCTGGATCAACGGGATCAAGCCTATCACCATGATGATGCGCGTCGTTGCTATCGGACGTGCACACGACAGATTGTACGCCGGTGCGACAGGCACGAAGGGTGTAGGAAACGCGTTCAGTCCGGCTGAGCTGAAGACGTACCTGACACTTAACGAAGAGGACGTCGAAAAGGTATACGAGGCCATTCGGAAGTTCGCGATAGTGAACAAGAAGACTGGCGGCGTTGAGACACTGCGGCCCGACCTGTGGCACACGCTGGGGCCAGACTACGCAGCGCTGGCGGCACAGCTTGACGAAGGTCTGTTCCGGTTCAGTCACACGATTGTGCAGCAATCAGGGCGCGGGTATGCCCCGATCTTCATGCAAGGCGGTCTAGGGTCGACGCTGTTCCAGTTTATGAGCTACGCGTCGAACTCGTTCGAAAAGCAGTTCATCCCGACCCGCCTGCTGGCAGAGCGTGGCGACACGGGCGCGGCAGCTACTCGCGTCAGTGGTGCTGTGCTTGGATCACTGCTTGGGTACAGCACACGCCTGTACGTGCGCAGCCTCGGTATGTCGGAAGAGAAGCGCAGTAAGTATCTCGAAGAGAACCTAACGCTCGACAAAACGATTACCGGGACGATCGCGTACCTGCCGCAGCTGAGCGGACCGATGATCGCTGGATCGATTGCGTACGACATTCTGCGCGGGTCAGTCACAGGCGACAGTACTGCAATCCGCCGAGGATTCCCGACAATCCCGTCGATTTCCAGTGCGCAGGACATCCTGTCGACAGGCAGCTCGATTGGTCGTCTGTTCAATCCTGACAAGGACATCACAGAAGCGCAGCTGCACAAGCTCGCGAACTACGGAACGCTGGGCTTAGCGAACACGCCGCTAGTCACAGTACCGCGCAACGTCCTGGCCGGCATGCTCGGCGAGAACCGAAACTCCTCCCTTAACCCAGCGCCACCGAGGAGTGAGCGCGAAGAAACTCAACAAGATCAATAACTTAGGAGCCGTCTCCCATGGCAACATACACGCCCGTCGCCTACACGACGGCAGCTAGCAACACCCAGATTGATTTCGACGTCACGTTTACGTTCTTGCGTTCGACAGACGTCGTTGTCAGCGTGATCGATCCGTCCGGCAACGTACTTGTTGACGGCAGTGATTACGACGCAGAGCTACAGGCCCTCAACAACGGTACGTTCGACATGCGCGTTGTAGCAGCTGGGACGCTGAACACGACACAGACGCCACTTGCGGCGAACCACGTGATCAGTCTCAAGCGAAGCACTGACATCAGCCAGCTAGCCACCGTGTTTCAAGACGGCGCGAGCTTCAAAGCTGCAGACATCAACGCGCTGATCACTCAGCTGTTCAACAAGATCCAAGAGGTTGAAGTGTCGAGCGGCGAAGGGATCGGCTTGACGGACGACCTTCTCGCATTCGACGCCGAGAACAAACCGCTGCGTAATCTGGGAACACCGACCGCCAACAACGATGCGATGCGGAAGATCGACATCGACAGCGGCATAGGGCCTGACATCTCGGCTGTAGCAGGCATCGCGAGCGACGTGACGACGCTCAGCAGCGGCACGGATACAAGTGGCAGGCTGCATCGCCTCAACATTGAGGACGTAGCAGACGACTTGAACCTTGGCGCAAACAGCGACATCACAACGGTTGCGACCGACATTCGGACGGGCGGTAACAACCACGTCCAAGCGGTCAGTAACAGCATCGCAGACGTAAACACCCTAGCCGGGAACGACACGGACGGCACAGCGCATCTGGTCAACATCGAGACGGTTGCAGAAGACCTTGCAGGTAGCAACACAATAGGGACGGTCGCTGGTATTGCGAGCGCAGTGTCGAGCGTCGCCGCAGACGCAGCGGACATAGGTGTTGTCGCGGCTGATATACAGGTCGGTGGGCCTGACACCATCGGAACGGTAGCTGGCATTGCGGCGGCTGTCTCGAATGTGTCGAGCATCAGCGCAGCAGTCACAAGCGTCAACGGCAACAGCGCAAACATCAACACTGTGGCCGGTGACACAAGCGCTATCAACACTCTGGCGACCGGCACGGACAGCGGCGGCACCGCCTACCTGACGCATCTTGCAAACGCCTCGACAAACGCGGCGGCAGCGCAGGCAGCGCTCACTGCATTTAATAGGACGTACCTTGGAGCGTACTCCGCAGACCCAACCGTTGACGGCAACGGCGACGCGCTTACTGACGGGGATCTCTACTACAATACAACCGATGAAGTGCTGAAGTTCTACAACGACACAGACGATTCGTGGGTTACGCTCAATAACTCCGTGCAGGTAAACGCGGCGACAACGCTGGGCGCTGTCGGTGACGCTAACTTCGGTACGCTGCTCGAAAACGACTTCATCGTGCGCGACGGTAGTAACCCGGCCAAGTGGGTGAACAAGACGCCTGCGCAAGCACGCACGTCGCTGGGCCTCGGCACGGCGGCTGTCGAGAACGTCGGAGCATTTGCCACGGCGGCTCAGGGTGGACTTGCGGACGCTGCGGTCCAGCCTGCTGACCTCGCCACGGTTGCGACATCAGGATCGTACAATGACCTTACGAACCTGCCGACGCTCGGCACGGCAGCAGCCGCCGCAACAGGTGATTTTGCTACAGCAACGCAGGGCGGTAAGGCAGATACAGCGCTACAGCCTAATGCTTCAGCGGACTTCGGCTCAAACCGTATTCTCTACTCGAACATGTGGGACACAAGTTCTGAAACACTGCCGTCCGCATCGACGTATCACGGCATGTTCCTGCACGATCACAACACTGGTCTTGCTTACTTCGCTCACGCAGGAAGCTGGCAAGCGCTCCAAAATGAAATTACGACCAGTACTGCTCTCGCAGCCGCTTCACTCACGACCGTCACAGACGCTGGGAACACAGTAGACGTAAGGCGAGCAGACCGCATTGCGCAAGCCTCAAGCACTAACGTGGATGGCGGCGCGACCCTGTATGACGTGACATCTACTGCCACGCTGACCCTCAGTGACCTCGTGGCTGGCGACATTGTTACCGTGTTCAGCCGAAGCGGCACAACGACCGTTGCGCGAGGCACAATCACGAACATGCACATCGACGGGGATACCGCGACGAACAGCCCTAGTGTTGTCGTTGGGGCTGGCACGCTGGCGACCGTGACTATGGTGAGCGACGACACGGCAATCATCGCCGGGAGTGACCTGACATGAGTGCTGTAGCTGGGATGATGGCGCTCACAGGGTCGCTTAGCGGCGCTGGCGATGTGCCGCTGACCCTGACGTTCTTGGGCGGTGCCAACTTTAACCAAACCAACGCCTTAAGTAACAAGAGTTTTTCAGCCCTAAGCGGCGGCAACCCAGCCCCAACGGACCCGTTTTATTTGATCGGGGTGGTTGGCGCAGAGAACATAACCACTTCGATGACGTTCACCATATCGGGCCTGACGCTGACCAGCCACGCAGAACGCATTCAGACCGACAAAAGCTACGTTCACTTTATGGGCACGACGACAACCTTAACCTCGTTGCCGTCAACCTACAGCATCACTGTCAACTCAACCAAAACGGCTAGGTCAGCCGTCGCGTGGTACGCAATTACAGGTGCTTCATCCGCTTCTCCGGCGACCACTGGCGGCGCAACAGCCACAACTGCAAGTGGACCCACACACTCCGTGTCGGTCAACGCTGGAGACCTAGTTATCACGGCGGTTGCTCACGAGAACGACCAGACCCTAGTGGTCAGGCATGACAATGTCGATGTCACTGACGCTCGATACAGTCCAAACACCACAAATGCCGTGGCGTTCGGGTCCAGCGTCCCAACAAGTGCGGGGACACTGGCAGCTAACGCTACTGGTCCGGCTGCTGAAACTGGACAGGTTGCCATTGCCACGGCTGTCTATCGCTAACGAACACCAACAAAAAGGAACCTAAAGACAATGACTGAATCGAAAAACTGGTACGCCAGTAAAACGGTATGGGCCGTTCTGGTCATGCTGGGAAGTGTGGCAGCACGTAACCTGGGCGTAGACCTTGGGCCATTCGAGGACGAGATCAGTAGCCTCATTCTCGACGGCGTTGCACTTGTGGCCGGGGCTGTAGGTCTGTGGGGCCGAATCGCGGCGACTGCTAAGCTGACGTCTTAGATCGGAGATGGCCGACGTGACTGACGACGAGATCAAAGCGATTGCGCGGAAAGCAGCCAGTGAGGCTGTAGAGGAGACACTGCGCAGACTTAACCTCAACGACGACCACAGCGGCCAGGATGTGCATGACTTGCGCGAGCTGCTGTCGAGCTGGCGCTCGGCTAAACGTACGATCGGTACGACAATCACCAGGTCCGTCACGCTGTTTGTGCTTGGCATGTTGGCGCTCGGCGCTGTCATGCAGATCCGCAAGCAGATGGGCGGCGACTAGACGACAACTATTGGCTGCAAACCTATGACAAAACCTAACGATGACGGCAGTCCCGACAACGCTCGGGATATGCTGAACAGCTTGCACACGGCGATGGCTGAAGAGCTGCTCGCACGTGTACGCTCGGGTAACGCGACGGCTGCAGAACTTAGTGTGGCAACGAAGTTCCTCAAGGACAATCACATCGAGTGTGTGGCTACGGAGGACAACCCGCTGGGTAAACTAGCCGACGCGATACCAGAATTTGACAACACAGCTTGGAACGAACAGGAGACGGGCCATAGCTAAAGCACAAAATGCCTCTAGGAAGCCACAGGAAGCTCGTACAGAGGCTTTGGCTGTTTCGGAGGGTACACCACTGGATCGAGTCAAAGGCGACCTACGGGCGTTTATTTGGCTCGTATGGCAACATCTGGGTCTGCCGGACCCGACCGACGTACAGTACGACATGGCCGAGTACATCCAGAATGCGCCGAGGCGTGCGATCGTGCAGGCGTACCGTGGTGCTGGCAAGTCGTACATCACCAGTGCGTTCGCTGTGTGGACGTGGCTGAACAACCCGCAGGCCAAAATCATGGTCGTGTCGGCGTCGAAGGAACGCGCCGATGCCTTCTCGACATTCACCCAGCGGCTGATCGCCGAGGTGCCGGGGTGCCAGCATCTGATGAGTCGGCCCGACCAGCGAAGCTCCAAGATCGCGTTTGATGTCGGACCAGCGGTCGCGGCGCACAGTCCGAGCTGTAAGTCCGTGGGAATCACGGGCCAACTGACCGGTTCCAGGGCGGATCTGATCATCGCCGACGACTGCGAAGTTCCGAGCAACAGTGCGACACAGGGGATGCGCGACAAGCTGGCCGAACTGGTCAAGGAGTTCGACAGTATCCTGACGCCCAGCGGCCGGGTGCTCTATCTGGGAACGCCGCAGTGCGAGGATAGCCTGTACACGAAGTTGCCCGAGCGGGGGTACTCGACAAGGATCTGGCCAGCGCTCAAGCCGACCGACAAAGAGGCCGACACGTACGGTGACGCGTTGGCTCCGTTCGTGCGCAACCTGGACATTTCCGACGGCACGTCGGTGGATCCGTTGCGCTTCAGCGACGACGATCTGCTGGAGCGACGTGCGAGCTATGGCAAGGCTGGCTTTAACTTGCAGTTTCAGCTGAGCACACAGCTGAGTGATGCCGACAGATTTCCGTTGAAGGTACGCGACATCATCTTCTTGGCGTTCGACCGGGAGCGAGCACCGATGCAGCTCACGTGGGGTCCGTACGAGGCGCGGTTGCTGAACGACCTGCCGAACGTGGCGATGCGAGGTGATCGCATGTACGGGCCAATGAGTGTCGGCGATGTCACCTCAGAGTTCACCGGGACTGTCATGGCAGTTGATCCGAGTGGCCGAGGCGCGGACGAGACCGGATATGCGGTCGTCAAGATGCTGAACGGCTACTTATATGTGAGCGAGTGTGGTGGGCTACCGGGTGGCTACGACGATGAGACGCTCGGGACGCTCGCCGAGATTGCTCGACGGAACGACACAAACGCGATCGTCGTCGAGAGCAACTTCGGTGATGGCATGTTTGTCAAACTCCTCGAGCCGGTGCTGCGCAAGGTGCACCCGTGTGCCGTCGAAGAGGTACGACACAGCGCCCAGAAGGAACGACGCATCATCGACACACTCGAGCCAGTGCTCATGCGCCACAAGTTGGTGGTCGACCCAGCGGTCGTCGAACATGACTATCGGTCGGCACAGAGGTACGACAGTGCAGTCCGGCTCAGCAAGATGCTGATGTACCAGCTCACACGTGTCACTGCGGATCGCAACGCGTTACGACATGACGACAGACTCGATGCGCTCAGCATGGCGGTCGGCTACTGGGTCGAGCAGATGAGTGTGGACGCTAGTGCCGGCGTTGAGTCGCACAACGAGGAGCTGCTCCGACGTGAACTCGACGCGTTCATGAGAGGCGCGGGGGTGGCCACTGGGAGGTCACGACAGCCCAACTGGATGGGTAACGTAATCGACAAAACTCGCTAGCCGAACATGTTAAAATGAAGAAAGAAAAAGCGTAGTGATCTCAGTGGCTTACACTTGAGTACACTATACGGGGGAGCGGGGAGTATCTAATTAGCTATCTAATGAGCTATCCAAAGAGCCACTCATCTTATTTTCATTATTTATAAACATGTTCGGCTAGCGGGTAAGGGCTTATTAGATAGCCTATTAGATTAAGGGGTGGCTCGTCGGAAAAGTCCTGTCAAGTACAAGTTGCTTTATCCACCGGGTTCATTTTGGTGCAAAAATCCGAGCGCCCTATTAGATCTAGGCCTGGCCGTTTTCCCCCCGGCACCCCCTCGCGCGCGCGTGGTTTTAGTCGCGTGCGTGCGCGTTCGTACTCTTCAACGGTACGGCACCGGGGCAAAAACCCTGGAATTTCAATAAGTTAGCCCCAGGATAAACGCATTTCTAGTGCGTTCCGGTATCAAGTCCGCGATCGGATCCGATCCAACGCGATCGAACGTGCTTGCTCGTGCTCGCGGGCCTTTTGCGTTTTCTACGGATTCAAACAAACGTGCAGAAACAACATTGACTCCGTAACGAGTACGGTTTAGGACATGTCGCATCTTACACGCCATCAAGGGAGATCGACGGCATGTCTTACCAATTCGCAGCACATATTCACGCATTCGCACACCGTCGCGAGCACAAGCCGAGCGAGGCGCAAAAGTCTAATCTGCAGGACGCGATCGCGTTCGCTGATTCGCTGATCGGATCCGACGAGTTCGACATGTCGGACGAGCGGCCGTACGCAACCAAGGTCGAGGTTTGGGATGACGCGGGAGCGCTCGTCTATTCGACGTGGCTCGATCATTGGCCATCAGCAAGCGATCGCGCCGACGGACTCGTCCGCATGTATTCGCTCGGCGTGGAGGATCTCTAATGTTCACCAACGCTTCAACCAACGCGCTCGCGGCCGAGTCCGATTGTTTCGACACGTACGCGCCAAGCTACCGCCAACACTTCAACGCGCTGGCACTCGTGACCGGCACGTACACAAAGAAAGCGCACGAGGGAGCCGTGATCTATCGCGGCCCTTCACTGATCGACGGCGCGCCAATCGTCGTGATTGCCACGCTGACCGACAGCAACGGCAAGACCGGCGAAGTCCTGCAGACCTATATTCTGCGCGCTGACATGGATCCGCGCGATGCATCAAAGTCCGGCGCTGACTTTGCGATCTGTGGCAACTGCCCACACCGCGGCACGCCGACAGACAGTCCGCGCTCCAAAGTAGCGACGGCGCGCTCGTGTTATGTCGTGATCGGTCAAGGTCCGCTTAATGCGTTCAAGTCATACAAGCGCGGATCCGTTTATCAGCCTGTCAGCGGACATGCCGACATCGCCGCGCTCGGCCGTGATCGCACGGTGCGCCTCGGCACGTATGGCGATCCGGCGGCCGTGCCGTCGTACATATGGGAGTCGCTCGTTTCCGACGCACGCGCTCACGTCGGCTATACACACCAGTCTGGTGTCGAGTCCGCCGACGTGCGCAACGATCTGTGCATGACGTCGGCCGACACGCTCGCCGACGCGCAAGCTGCATGGTCACGCGGCGAGCGTACGTTTCGTGTCGTGTCTAACTATGCCGACATGTCACCCAACGAGATTGCCTGCCCGTCTGAGCGCGGTGTGCAATGCGCGGATTGTCGGCTGTGTGGCGGAACGTCGGTGTTATCACCCAAGTCTA